TTATGCTTGGTATATCATCTACAACACTGATTATGCTTGGTATATCATCTACAACACTGATTATGCTTGGTATATCATCTTCAACACTGATTATACTTGGTATATCGCATCCAATTAATTCTATAACACTTGGAAATTCATCAATAAGTACACTTATTGTACTAGGAATAATTTCATCAATGAGTACACTTATTGTATTTGGGATAAATTCATCGATAAGTATACTTATTGTATTTGGAATTTCTGGACCAATGAATGTAATGATGCTCGGAATATCATCAATTACAGTAATGACATTTGGAATGTCTATATTTGGAACATCAAACCCAATAACGCTAGGAACAATTACTATTATCGACGGAATGTCTATTGGTGGTATATTAATGCTTGGAATTTGAATATCAGGAATGTCTAATGCCGGAAAAACTATTTGTGGGAACTCAAGAGTTGGTATTGGAACATCACAATCAGGAATAAATATGTCGGGAAAATCAGGTGTTGTAGGAATAGGTATCTCAAAAATATCTTCTTCCTCTACTTCTGGTTCTACTGACTCTGCTCTAATATTCGGCGTTAATGTTACTGTGCAATCATCACTTATAACTGTAATTATAGGGTCAATCATGGTATTGGGAGGATACGTATGCGTTCCAGTTAAATTAGAAGTGGTGTAAGTTCCATCGCCGAAGTTTAATCTGAAACTATTATAAGTTCCAGTTATGGTTATATTATAAGAAGCATCTGTTCCCACACAACCATTGTCCGAATCAAGTATTTCAAAATCAAAATCAATTTCCACACAATAAACATCATCTACACAAGTTTCTTCTTCTATCAACCTATCAATGCGATCTTCTACGTCTAAAATAAATGTTTCTGTAGCAATAATAGCATCAGCAATTTGATTGTGATGCTCAGCGACCACATAACCCCTAACCCAAATGCCTCGTTTTGAATCTTCTGGATCTCCTGGTATTGGCGGTGGAGATGCTTCACAAAATTTTGTTTGAGAACCCCCTAAATTTCTAGCACATCCTTTAAGTTTGTAAACTTTACCATTGGAATTTTTTTCCACATCATCATAGTAAAATAATTCCCCATCTATATTGGCAAACCCATTGTCTGCCCAAATTTCAGGTTCCCCAGCCGCCACAGGATAAATTTGAACCTCTTCGGCCCATGCAGGATTGTCCACAGATAGTCTAGATTCGCTGGTATTATGTACCAGGAACAATGTTCTATCAGAGTCTAATGCCTTTGGGTATACAGGCTGTGGAGGAAAACCAACTGCCATTTATCTCCCTTTTTCAATATTTAGTAAATGCCCATTAAGAATTGAGTCCCCGATGGTCTTGTTCCTGCACTATTAAAAGTATTATCAGTATTGGTAAATTTTATAAAAGCATTTACACTATAATCAAAACTTAAATAAACTGTATTGCTAGAATTTGAAGCGGCTAACAATGTATTTGATCTACTGTCATAACCCGATACCGAAGCATCCTGTAATGATCGAAACGAAACCCTAGTTGTAGTAGTGGCCGTTTCCCAAACCCCAGAAGTTTCATTATATGCCGTAATTTCTCCCGAATTGTTAAAAAAGAATATGCCATTACTCATGGGAACCAATTGACCTTCAACCTTTGACGAACCTCCTAAATTCGCCAATTTGGTTATCGTGACAAAAGGATCGCCAATTATGCCTTGTGTGCTGTAAAATTCTAATATTCTAAAGAAATCATTTACACCAGAATTGCGAAGAATATAACCAGTATTGTCTTTCCAAGCAGTACGATATGCCGCAAAATAACCATTGGTAGGCACCCCTCCGCTGAAAGCGGAGGGGTGCTCTAGCAAATCATCTCCTCCGTTTTCAAAATCAGATGCCGTTAATGCTACATTACTAGATGTCATACTTGACAAAGAATATGTTGTTTTACTTGCATTGGACGGATTTGAATTGGCGACAGCAGCAGAAGCTGGTTGTCCAAACAAAAAATAAACGTTTGTATCCGAGCACAAACTACACCAATTCCAGGGCCTGGTGACCCCTGTTGCTGAAACATAAGAATCTGTAAATCCATTAAATTGTCTTGCGGCAATAGTTTGGCTCGCTAAACCAGGCACTGTTCCCGTGCTACTCCCTGATGACCAAAAAAGCATAGCCGTACCCTGTTCGCCAGACTGTACTGTTCCTTGGGGTGTAAAAGCAGTATTTCTAGAAAATTCACTTTTAGCTCTGGATTCTGTATCTGCATGATAAGTGGCACCACTATAACCATCCAAAAATCTATTATCCCTACTTACTGTCAATGTTTCAGATGCTGTTTTAAATGTTTCACTAGATAATCCGTATTCACTTGCTCTTACTGTGCCGCCACTTTTACCATCTTGTGATCTAAAATTCCAATGCCATAAATTTTGTTCTTCTACAATATCAATAGAATTTTCATAGGTTGTAATACGAAAAGAACCATACTGAGTGTCTACACGCAATTGAATATCATATAATCCGCCAACGGAATAAGCCGCTACGGTTTCAGAAAGATCTCCATGGCTCAAATCATCGTTTAAGTTCCATGTATATTCTGTAATGGCGTCAATTGGTGTTCCTGTAGAATCTAATAATTCACCGCCGTATGATCTAGATGGTGTTGCTGGATTTTCTCCTTCAGCAACTTCAATTTGAATAAATGTATTTGCTGCCGAACGTATTTTGGGTGGGGTAGTATAAGGACCACCCGCAGGAATTCCAGGAGTTAAGATTTGTCCGGTTCTTGGAACAATATCAATTACAGCTTCATTAGGAGCAGGAACTCGGGCATTTATCAAATCATAAAAAGTTATTGAATCCGAACCATTTACATTACTTACGGTTAATGTAACATCAAAATAACCAGCACAATTGTAACATTTGCTAATTGTGCCACCATCAACGTCTATAATATCGGGGGATATTGTGGTTGATAATGTAGAAACTGAAGACACACAATTATCTCCAAAATTCCAAGTATATATAACATCTCCGTCTCCTAACCGAAAACTTTCATCAGTAAATGTTACACACAATGGCACTAATCCCACTCTTCGATCTACACTAAACCATGCCCTTGGAGTTAAAACAAGTTTAGTTAAAAAATTTATTCTTCCTTCTAATGTATCTCCGTATGGAACGACATCTGTAGTCCCTTCAATTCCTATAAATGTTTGAACAGCAATCAAAGCATCTTTCAATGCGTTGTGGTGTTCAGCCATCACATTTTGTGTAACATTTGTAATGGTGTGTGGCTTATCAATGTCGGTAAATCCTTCTAAAAGTTCCAATCCAGTAAATGAGTTTTCTGTTTTTCCAGAATAATAAAACCCTAATGCTCTATCATCTATATCACTTTGTTGTTCTGTAAGGGTAATGTAACCTGTAGAAGGAAATAAATCCATCATTTCTTGATCTGACAAATCTACAACGCTAATTGAAATATCGCCAGCGGTGTAGTCTTCTGCCAAACGAACACGCAAAGCATCATGAACCTCGAAAAGATTGGCATTTGTGTCTAAAGTTGTAGGAAAAGTAATGCTTGGTATTGTCATAATATCACCAGGGTTTCTTGCAAAAATGATCTTTTTAAATTTTCATCTGAAAAAATGACAATCAATGACGGTTCATATTCCCCAGGAGAAGCATATTGATGAGTTGTGGTATGATTATTGGGATCGGTTACTGCTTCGTATTCGCCATCTCCAAACACCCAATATCTTTGTAATATATCTCCATCTGTTTGATCTATAAAATTAAAAGTAGCAGCAGTGGCCCCCAACGATGTTGCAGTAGAAATTGAATACGCAGGAGATGTTGTATCGTTTTGAACTACATAAAAAAAAGGTTGAATTTTTTCTTCGCTAACAGTTATGTAGTTAGATTTAGTGACTACTCCTTGTCCTCCAGAAGAAGTAATAACATTTAGTTTAACTGTAAAAAGTCCTTCTGTTTGATATGTGTGACTTGGACTTCGTTCTATAGAGGTTGTGCCATCACCAAAATCCCATAAATAGCGAACAACATGCCCGCAACTAAAATTTTGAAATGATACTTTTAATGGTGGGACACCTTTTAATGGAAATGCTCTAAATTGTGCTTTAGGAGATAAATACTTAACCTCCAAATCATGAATTTTTTTCGACAAAGTACCTGACACGGTGCTGTCAGTTGTCCCCACTTTAGATTCTATATTGAGTAGAGCATCTTTTTCAGCATTATGATGTTCGGCCATTACAGCATTACTAACTGTTACACCTGCTGACCACCGATATTGGGTAGACCCAGAAAAACCACGAATTAAATTCTTAAATACGGTTCCGGTACGATTATCATAATAAATCAATTCATAATTACCAGCAGAACCCGAACCTGGGCCTATTCTAAGCATTCCTTTTGAGGGAAAACTACTAGCGTCTTCTACCACAATATGATTTCCTAAAAAAGGCAAACCTTGTTTAAGAATGGACTCGGCATTATTGGCAACTTCATAAAGACTGTCCTTATCATCTAAGGTATCCGGAAAAAGAGATAAATCTCCTGGCAAATATCCTTGATCTAAACTTGAAACTCTGGCAACACTAATTGTCATTATTTTTTATTCTCTTCTTTTGTGATTCGGCTCTATTTTCGATTTGTTTTAAGATATTTACAAATTCATTGCGAATTGGTGTTTTTTTATCTAGAGCTAAAATACATTTAGCCAATTCTAGATCTATTGGTTTTTGAAGAAGCAATCGAAGTTTTAATTCTTCAGTATAACGCTCATTCCAATATTCAATGTTAGTTTCAAAATCATCAAATGGTTTTAATGGTTCAGCTTTTTCAAGGTCACGGTATGCTTGAAGGAAAAAAAGGGCTTCTTCTTCTGTCTCGCTCAGTTGTTTGCCCATTTTTTTTAATTCGTTTTCTAAAGACCTTAATCTTCGCCTAGCTTTCTTAACATTAATTTCAAAAATTCGCTTTCCTAAATCGTCTTTATATTCAGCATTTTCTTGTCTTTTAATATCTATGTTCGCCAACTCGATATCATCTTGTATATCTTCAATGGCTAATCGAAGGTTTTCGATATTTTCTTTACGAGTTTGTAATTCAACGACACATTTTCGCAATCTGGCTTGAATTGTTGGTTCTTTCCCTAAAATAAAGTATTTTAATTGAAAAAAAGTGTGTCTTCGTTGAGCTTCTGGTTTTGATGTAATTTGGTTAATATGAGCAAGCAAATCAGATGTATTATTATCTGATAATGGATTGTAAAGAGTTAACAAATCAGATGCGTTATCTAAATTAATTGCAATTTCTGGTATTTCTACTGCATAATTGCTCGATGTTGTGCGGGACGAACCGCATGCAGAAATCTCTCTTGACATAAGAAGCCTCCTAATGGAAAATATACAATAATAGAGGAATAAAATGGGTAAACTTGACAAAGCTGTGGGATATTTATCTGGCGCTATGGAATTTGTTCAGGACAACGGAATTATATGGCGTCGTGAATTCATAACCTCTGCCCGTCTTGCTGGTCTTAAAATTGACTTTATCGATCCCACCAATAAGCCAGGAGGGGAAGAATTACATGTAGGGGAGCAAAGGGACTATCAAATACAACTTCAAAAATCTGGAAATTTTGAAAAACTTAAAAATTATGTTCATCAATACCGCCGCATTGACCTTAGGTTTGTAGACCTATCAGACTTTTTAATTTCCGTAGTTGATCCAAAAATCCCCCAATGGGGAACATCTAACGAAATTTATGTCGCTGAAAAACAACACAAACCAATATTTGTTATTTGTGAAGGAGGACTTTATAATTTGCCACGATGGCTTTTTGATGTTGTTGATTTAAATTGTGTTTTCAAAACAGCAAATGAAGTCATCGAAAAATTAGTCTTATTAGATTCTGGTAAAATTGAGTTGGATAATGAATGGGTATTAATAAGGAAATTCATTGAAGAAAATCGTTTGATTCGTAAACAAATAGAAGGACAAATCACAACATTTTAGCACCTAAAATAGCCTTAAACCGGCAACCTTTGTCCAAAGCTTCGTATGCCCAAAATTGTTTAGATATACTTAGCGGATTTTCTGTAAAATCACCAACGGTTTTAAAAGTCTTTTGATGAATCAAAATTCCATTCAAAGTAGCTTCGTGAAATTCATTATAGATTTTAACAGGAATTCTATCTCTGTTGTAATCCACCACTATAGGAAATAAAATATCTAATTCATCCTCCACCCAACAAAAGTATTTTTGATCAATTTTAGGTCTAACAGTAGTTCCTTCAATTACTAATATATTCCATTCTTTATGCCCTCGTCGAATTCCCGCATTCAGCAAGGATGTCATTGTTTTCTTGCCTCTTGTTGTCGGACAAATTTCTTTTAATTCTTTGAGTTCGGGCGAATTAGTATCCTCGTCGACCACACAGGAAATCGAGATGTCTTCACTGTAACGATTTTTTATGGAACGCACAGTTTGTTGAACTCTTCCTATATTGTGCTCAGGTGAAAGGATTACAAACCCAAAATTCAAATTTTTCTTTTTGAATCGAGTCATTATGTATAATCACTATCCCAATCAATGCGTATTACATCTGATGCAGTAAGTGCTCTATTTAGCGTAAATGTTCCTGCTGATGGACTAGAAGATGCAATACTTGTAAGTGTCCATGTCCCGTCTGGGCCTGTAGATCCGTTGTAAACATAAACAGATTCGTGTTCGCTCAAACGAATTCCATTAACATACACACGAAGGGTATCCGATACAAATGCTGTACTGACAGATGTTGTCTTGTAATTAGTATAGTCTGGGCTCGATGGATTGTTGTGAGCAGGTTCACGATCATAATAATGAGCATGAGCCGCATCAGAAGGAAAAACAGTGTGAGCTTTTATAATATCGGGAGATTCCAATGAAAAAGTAATTGTATCTGAATGACGAAATCTTGCTACGCCACTTGTTAATAACTCAGTGGTAGAAATTGATTCTACTTGAATATCCAAATCATTAGCACCTGATTCAATTAAACTTAATTTGTCACGTTCGCTTAATGTCATCCTAACATAAGAAATTGTCGCTCCTCCATCACCGTCATCACGACTGCCATCCTCATGATAAGCAATACTGTGTAAAGAATTATTAACGGCAGATGTTTTCAAAGCTCCTGTATCGTCTAAGGCAACTCCTAATCGTGCTGACAAACTCGATGTCGAACCTATAGAATTGCGCAAAATATCTGCATTTATATCAACCTGATAATTTACTAAATCAATCCTAGTTAAAATATTATTAAGAGGAATGTTGTCATAATGAAAATGATAGGGCCATGCCCCCGAATACATTACCTCTCCAATTTTTGTAATTTCAGGCATATCACTCCTCGGTATTGGTCACTCTTGTCTCAATTGACCTAAATTATATAGATCATAAGACAAAAAGGTTTCCCAATCATCTTCAAATCTGTCAATCTCATTTGCTTTTTTTTCGGCCCAATCCATAATGCCCGTCCATTCCTGACCATAATTTCCTAAAATCTCTTCGTCAGGTACAATGTCCCTAATGAAACGATAAATAACTTTCCCAGCAGCAGCGTTTTTCTTAGGACCGTTGTGATAAAAAATCTCTGCATTTTGTTGCTCAGGAGTGGTCGCATGATTTACCATTCCACCATATCCTACAGGCAATACCTTTGCGGAAAAATCGGTGTGATATTTCCCTTTAATAATTTTGCCATTTGCAGCAAATTTATATCTGTCTCCGTAATGCGTACATTTGTCAGATAAAGAATCTTTTTTTACCATTACGCCAATAATTTCTAAATGATCACCTTTTTCTAAAAAAACTTTAGAAAAAACTCCCAAACCAGCATTTGGCATGGTAGATTCCGCAAGATAAAACCTTTCGTCAGTTTCTTCTACTAAAATCATCAGCAATCAATATATCCGTCTTCTATAGCTTTGTTTATTTCTTTAAATGTTAATTCTTTCTCAAGAACCTCAGATAAACATTGTATGAAATTATAAGAAATGTCACCATATATCGACTTTTTCAAAAAAGGATCGTTGCCACAAAAAGATCTTGCCCGCTTCAATTCCGATGGATTTATTCCCCAATCAAACAAAGCATTGTCAAAATATAAAGCCCGATACTTCTGTTCTGTTTCAGGATCATAAACCTCTCGAATTTGTACTTTGTATCTCGCCATAAATTAAATAAATGCAACTCGCCAGGTAAAAGTAACTTGCATTTGCGAAGTCTTTGAAAAGCCTCCAAATGTGGACATGCTGTACAGATTGCCCGAATTCATTTTTAATCCTAATTCATTAATGGTATAACCATTTGCGTCACTTCTGGATAAAACTGAAGTAAAAACAACTTGTGTAAGATCATTTGGATCAATGTTGGCAATTACGCCCTTTTCAATTACAGAAGTGAATAATCCAGTCCTTTCTTCCGTCACATACTTAGGAACACCTCCCGCTGTACCGCCCTCTCCAAAAACCATACGACTAATAAAATAATCGTAATTGTCGCCGTAAGAATTGGCCAAACTGGCAGCTAAAGATTTCCTACCCTCCGCAAGAACTGAATTTTGTAAAATTAAATGTTCGATTTTCCCATCGTCCCATTCTTTGGTAATTTCAATATCACCCTTACATTTGATTTTTTCAATCATAATTCTCCTTGTTCAACCTTTCCATCATCGTATTCAATCTTATAAGATATCGCTTCTTGCTGATTGACTAAATCTAGTGTCTCCTCTGAACCACTAGCAGCATTCAAAATTCGTGCCGCCATAGATGCCGAAAACATCGACATCGATGTTCCATATTCAACCTCATATTCAATAATAGGTAATCCACCCCTATCTACATACTCAAAAGTATGACCAGGAACTTCTGGCTCTTCTCGTGCAGGAATTACGACCCCTTCTTTTTCATATTGGTAAATGTCGAAAGTTACCGCCGTTCCTGCTAATGTCCAGTCGTTTGATGGCCCATCTAATGTAATTATAGAACCATCAATGTCACTAATAGCAAAATATTCTGACCCTATAAGTATTAAATAATTTTCTTTCAAATCATTGTCGACAATTCCCTGAATTAAAGGATTGGGCGGATTTGTACCATTTACAATCGGCAAAGTTGTCTCATAATTAGTCGGAGCAGTATCTAATTGAAGCCCTCTATATCCCAATTGACCAATGCCATTCTCTGCTAATCTACGATAAACAACAACAGATACACCAGCAACATCCCCACCTGTATAATTGTCAATGTAGAACATGTAATTGTCACCTTCTACAAAACCAATGACCTCATATTGAGTGCTGTTATACATTAAATAATCACCAATCTTTACATAATTGCGAATATTCTCCAATGTAGTTGCGGCACTTCCTGGTCTAAAATCTACAATCGCTCTACGACGAACAGTGAGAGCACCACCAGTGCCCGTGGCACGGGTGGTGCCACTACCATCTTGTATTAACCATGTCATCCCAGTAGTATTAGATGTCGGCAAACTCCCATCATCTGCCAAAACTAAACTTCCATTTGGCAACATGTGTTCAATTACAAAGGTTCCGCCACCTGACGAGGTAATAATTAATTCCCAAGGTGTTCCTGTATAAATCCCTTCATCAACATCCCATTGTGTTTGTACGCCTAATTGCGGGAAATTTATGGAACTGTCGCTGAAAGTAAAATAATCATCTTGTTCAATGTTTACGGGATTTCCTTCAATAATTTTGTTAGATATGCGAAAAACAAACTGGGATTGATTGCTTGCTTCAGTTCCTGCTGGTGACACTATGTCTGCCATAAATTCGTTTACATTATTAACAGAATAATTACCTGCCAAAATGTGAGGGGATAAAATTTCCAGTAAATTTGAATTATCCAACGCCAAGCCACTTACATTGTCTGTATTGATTCTTAAATTAGAAAAATTAACCCTATTTCCCTGTGTAGTATCCCCTACAGCAGAACTTCCTGAGGAGAAAATTGCTGTTGCTATATTAGAACCAGTTCCAGATTGTGCTGATGCTCTGGTGGTTACATTTGCCAGCATATTTCTTTTCATTAAAGATAACGCATCATCATGTGGCACCGATCTACTAAAAATTCTTTGTCCTTCTCCTGCCAAAACAATTTCTTCCCCAAAATAATGTATAAGAATAATAATTTCTTCTGTTGGAGGTGGAATAAAATCTTTTATTATCCCGCTAAAATTCATAGAGTGTAAAACAGCATGAAATGGCAAATATTCATCCAAAATGTCTGTTGCTTCTAAAATTCTGTCATTTGTCAAATCTTCTATTCCGATATCGATAACATATTTGCTTCCTTGGCAATCACGACACGGATCTAAAAACTCTTTATCTATATTACAAGGATTAATGGATTCCCTAGTGCTTCCGTCGTACTCTTCCATATTATAAGCATTTTCACTGTATGAAAATTCTGTCCTTACCCAACCGAATACGAGCGGATCATGGAGCGGGTGCCTAACGGGAATTATTAAATCAAATAAAGGGTCGTCTTCTTCTATAACTCTAACATTCCAATTTTTTGGAGGATAACACTGATCCCTTTCATCTCTTTGGTCTTCAAGTTCCAAAGTCCTTACATAATTTTCGAGAGTTTGAGATGTTGCATCTGGTATTAATGCTACTTTATAAATAATTCTAATTGCGTCATCCTCTGACAAAATTATTGGATCTACCGACAAATCTCCTCCTAACCAAGTGGCCGTTGTAGAAGAAATATCAACATAATCAGCAGTTAGTTCTGTCCAGATAGTATCTGACGATCCTCTATAATAAACTTCTGTGTTTGCGGGATCAGAAATTGCTGTTTTAGACAATGTAAAAATAGTTTGTCCGTCCTCTTCGACGTTGAAATATTCTTGCCAAGTATAATGAGAAATAACTTGCCACAAACGAGTAAAACTTTCCAAAAACATATTGGATTGACTAAGGGCGTCTTCCAAACCCGATTTTGTGCCTTTTTTCTTGTAAAGAGGAATAGATTCTTTGATTTGTCGTCTCCAAAGAGTAGGGTCGGAAGTTCTTAATTTTAAGTTAAAATAATTTCCCAAAAGACCCAAATGTGCCTCGGGCAACACATTAGCATCTATAAGTCCAAGAATTTGATTTGCTTGATTTTCTAAATCAGTCAATATTTTAGCTGCTGCTAAATTAAAGCCCTGAATAATGTATGGAGTATAATCCCCATCTCCTAATTGTGAAAGGAAAACATTGGGCGTGTATCTTTCTAATAAAGTTGAATATTTTTCAGGGTCTGTTTGTTGTGTAGGAAGAGTGGTTGTTAAATTGGTATCGCATCTTAATCTAAAAAATTGGTTAGAAGTCAATGAATCACCAGCGGCATTGGGCATCCATGTCCAACAAATAAGATAATCACCTTCTTTTTCACCAATTGGAGACCATATCAAATTGAAAGTTCCAGCAATTTCGTTATCGTCATCATCTATTGCTGGCGTCAAAACATTACTTAAAATAACTTCATTTCTTTCTGATGCTGGAACACTTGCAGGATTTAACCATGCAGGATGGTCTTCTTCTAATCCGCTTGTACTTATGTTTTGTAATAGAAAGTGTTAGTTTGTTTGGATAAGTTTATCTCATTGGTAATTCTTTGAACTGCTTTTAAATTGGTTTCTGTTGGAGAGGCACAAGCCAATTCTTTGGCAGTTTCAAGTTGAGAAAGCAAATCTGATGAAATAATATCCTGTTCGTACTCGGTGAAATTTTTTCCAGAAAATTCTTGTTCTAAAAAATAAATCGTGACCGTTGAAATTTTGTAAGGAGATGCAACACACCCGTCAGAATCGGTTGTAACCAATTCGAATTGTATAGTGTCTGTAATTGTTGGTGATTGATTTATTGTTTTTACGGTCATTTTTACTCATACATAAATGATATTTCGATAGAATCTGGACGAATGATTTCGTAATATTGAGCAGTAATCTCCGTACCAGAATTAGAACTATCGCTTGTTACATAAGACACATTAAAACTATCTACCCTAGATATATTAGATAACGCTTTGGTTAGACTAGAACTGGTCAAATCCTGTCCATATTCCCAATTTATTAGGTCAAAATAAGAATTCGTAACATTTTCTATTTGAGTTTTAATTTCTAATTCATATTTTCTGTACAATCTGTTTAATACAGCTTCTATTGTGATGTCAACTTCAATAACAGTTCCGTCTTTTATACAAACATAGTCTGTTATCATCTTTTTTTCGTCAAACTCTTCGTAAAGTGCTGATTTTAATTCATCAGATGCTTCTATAAGTCCGTTTGATTCGTTTCGTGCCAAAATATAAACATCTACAATATTGGCTGCACAACCCTTGTTTCGTAAAACCGCAACAGATTTTCCAACTTGACCATGATAAGGCGTTACAAAAAGATCAGATATAGTCTTATAATCAAGACCCGTCACAGCCCTGTTTTGTGTCCTGGCCCAAATAGGCAATTTCCGCCTGATGTCTTCAATGGTGTCACCGTCATATCCATATTGTCCCGCTGTATAATTCCGCAAACCAACAGGTACTGTATATCCCAATCCTCGTATTACGGCTTGTCTTTGAGTTTCCACAAAACTTGTAACGATATTACCTTTTGTTCCACCCCCAACTCGATATGTCACTTCTATGTCAGCACCATTTGATGGAGATAAACCGCGAGTATTATTTCCAAACATTACATAAGCACTATAAACAGAATCATATTCTACTCTGAATTCCCTACGAGGGTGAGAATCAGTAAAGTAATTAACCTTTTCCCATAATACACCATCTACTCTTACCGATACAGAATCATAAATTACTGGCGAATCTACTAATGCCAATGTTTGTAAAGGCACACCAGTCCCAAGAAACGAATTTGTTGTTGTTTTTCCTTCTAATCCAATTATATTATCAATTACTAATTGACCAGCAGGAATAACAATATCATCGTCTAAAAGAGGGTCTCCATTGGCATCTGTTGAAAAAAGTTCTATCGTTATTGGACCGTCATCAGTAGTTACATCTACCTCTAAAGGTGTGGCAAGAGTAACGTCTTGAGTAAGAGCGCTGGTTAGTGTTGCTGTCCATTTGCTTCGTGATGGAAGAGGTGCTGTAGGTTCAAATCCCACCAATTTGGCCAATCTAAAAGCATTGTCGGCCTCAGTTACGGTATCAAGAAAAAACTCATTGGCAATTTGGTCCATCTTAAAAGACAGAGTATCTCCTAAAAATGCTAAGTTTTCTATTAACATAATAGCAATAGAAGATTCTACCAAATCATTAAATGTATTGGGTAAAACTGTGCCATCTTCACCGAATCTTTCATTAAGAAATTCTACCATCCTAGATTTTAATGACCAAAATTCTTGGTTGGTATAATTTAAATTAATGATAGAATTGTTTTTAATAGTTTCCGCTTGTGATAACGGTGTCACAGTGGCGGGACAATTTTTTTTAGTCATTTATCCTCCGAGCGGTATCTCTAACTTTAATTCATTTATTTTTGATATATTTTTAAAATCAGAGAATTCTATTCTTATCATAAGAATGTGTGGTAAATCTTCTTGTGTATCTTCTAAATCCAAACTGGATTCAATGCTGTTGGGATCATTTGTTATATTTATTTCTAAATTTTGAATTACCACTCTTGGCTCCCACATTTTAATAGAATTTATTATCATCTCACGAACCCTTTCAGAAGTTTCAAAATCATTTGGTTCAAAGATAATTTCATCTAATGGAGTGCCAAAAAGAGGCAACATAACTCGCTCACCAGGGTTTGTTAATAGCAAAGACAATAAATCTGCTTTAATTACATCGGAATCTTTTGCTGTATGAAGAAACCCTCTTGGATGCTTTTTTATAGGATAAGGATTTCCTAAAAAAGTAATCATGAACAACCCTCCAACGGTGAACAAGGCATAGTAAATGGAAGCAAGTGAAAAAGACTACAACAACTGGCTGTGTTGGAAGCCGACGCGAACACACGATCACTTGCAACAATGCGGTTACCTTGCAAAACTAAAACAGGAAATGCTCCAGGGCCACACTTGTCCTCAGATCTTGGGCTGCGGCCACGAGTTTCAGTATCATAGTCTTTTCCAGCCAATAAATAAATAACTTGATCCGCTAAAAACAAATGAGCTTCTGCAATATTATAATAAAATTTACACGATTTGTGCAGTGTGTGTTTGCTAACCATTGTGAATTTGTTTCGCGGTCCCAAACAGCCACCATCACAAAATGAATCTGTTGCTCCTGCCGCTATTGCCTCATTTGCGTCTTGAGCATTTCCTGCACCGACTACTGTATAATGATCTTTTTCTGTGTAACAAACATAATCCCCACCAGCACGTATAAAAATTTGTCCACAATTGGGGTTTTCTTGCATCCTAATAATGTGTGGACCACAGCATGCTGTATATTGTGGAGAATATAATTGGATGTATTGTTGGTCTGTTTCTTTTTCTTGTTTATGATAATCAGCCATCATTATTTCAAGACCGTAACCAGTTCGTGTTCTAATGAAAGCATTTTTAGCAGTTGAACTGGGTATTCCACCTTCTTTGCGTGGTTGACATTGCTCATTATCAACATCTGACATATCAAATGTATGATTTGCCGTACTTTGCATGTGAATTCCGCGATTTTCCCCTGCTTGACCATTGCCATTGCATGTTAATGTGTGGTCATTTAAATAAATTTCATTCCCACTTGCCGTGAGAATTTGAATACCATTCCAATCACGATCAGGATGTTTTCCTCTAACATTTGTTTTTTCTTCATAATCTTCCATCCTAATTCTGTGGCCAGTAGCAGATATCCAATCTGTGTATCCTTCAAATTTATCGGTGCAACCAAAATCAAAACTTCTAGTGCCCCTTTCCCACTCTGGTTTATTTTGTGGTTGTTCCACACTGTCATCTGCCCTGAATGTGTGTCCACTGCGACTAATTAATTGAAATCCACTTTGGGGCAAATCAATTTTGTTGTTTTGCGGGGTTCCCACACCTTTGTAAGGCAAACATTCGCTTTGGTGTTTGTGATATGGATTGGCACATTGGTTTTGACTTCCATCGGGGGGGCAAGAAGCTTTTTCTAATGGTATGCCATTTTCATCATTACATGTGCTTACATCTCCACTACCACCACATGCACAGTCGGGATGTAGCCACTGACCAGATGGGTGCAAATGATCATCCTTAAAAAGCAATAAATTCCCTTGACCAGATTTTAGTTCAATACGACACCATCTGTGATTACACTTATAATTCCCATCAACCATTTTGAGCATGTGTTTTTGTGGTGTTTTGAAGCCATAAATGTTGGGATAAGTAATCTTTTTCTTAGCGTCTGTGTCTTCGTCATATTCTTGGAAAGAATCTATATCATATCCGTTATAATTTTCTGTATTCCAAGGAGGAAAAACTTGCGAACCATCATTTTTTCCAATGTAATAACCCTTGCGATGTCCTTCATGAATTTTGTGATATTCATCAATTGGTGGTCCTTTTATGGCACCCTTTTCTGTCTTTTTTTCCCAATAATGTTCCCCGTCTGGTCCTCTATCACGATCCCAAGTGGTTCCCAAATAGAAACCCATTTTTTTATTGCCACCTTCAAAAGCTAAACAAAGCTTCGAGCCAGCAGGAGGAACCCAAGTACAGCCAGAATCGTCAAAACCACCCATGTTTGAGATAGGATATGCCCAAGGTAGTTGTTTTGCTGTCACGGTTTCAGGATCATGAAACAATGGGCTAAACCATCGAACTCGGCCTTGCTTCCATGGATCAATGGTGTCATAACAAATAGCTGTGTGTATTCCAAAATAAGTGTCTGATTGTGCCGGAATGTTCCAACTTGTTTTAATTTCAGATTGGACCATGGTTTTGTTAATATAGCCCAATTCGGAAAATCGCTCTTCTATTTGGGAGATGCGACTGTTGACTGATTCTATTGCGTCCCAAAAATTACTGGAACTTTTCTGAGGACTTGCTCGAAATTGAGCGATTTGTTGACGCATTTCTGATAAAGATACCATATTTCACCTAACATGTATTTTTTGGTTTATATCCTTGAGAGCCAGCACCACCTAATGGATCATCTTTTTCCACATCAATTCCAGGTGCTGCCAAAAATAAACTTAAAGTAGTTTCATAAGACCCGCCTTGAATAGCATGGTTTATACCTTTGACCATCCATGCTTTATTACTTAAAACTTGATTACATCCTGATTTTGGTGTTGCTAAATAACCAGATTCCCAATCCCCACAACCAGCATTACCAGATATAACACCACCTATGTGAAATGGATTGACCGCAACTATAGAGCAAACTCTGGGAATTTCCTTTAAATCAATATACTTTGCAAAATCTGGATTTCCTACTATTCTTAATTCTGCTTCTATAGGTTGCAAACTTCCCCATATTCTATTGGCTTTTCCATGCTTTTGATGAGAATCACTTAAGTCTTTTTGGGCATCTTTTCCAGCAACTGATATAGAATCATTATCGGGAATTATTTGAGTACGAGCACCTGTCTTTCTGCCTTGCCCAATTTCGCATGTTGGCTTTTTTGTTTCTTCTCTGTGTGTATCACCAGAAATAGTCGTACCTGTATCGCCACCAGCTGCCAATCCACCGAAAGCTTGTACCCACTTAAAATTAGGTTGAAATTCGATTACATTGCTACATTTTCCAGCATTGACCAAAAAAGTTCCAAGAGAGCCCAAACCAGCTGAACAAACCAAAGATTTACATTCTTTTTTTATCCAATCTGCCCAAACTATTATTTTGGCGAGACTTGTGTTATCAGTAGTTACATGTATACCTCTTCCTTCTTCATCTTGATAAGGCTCTACCCAAGAAGTAATGGTTGCTAAACGATTTGAAGTATCTCCTCCCCAAATATGCTCTGGACCACCTTTGCCGTATTTTTTCCATTTTATGCCTGTCTTATTGTGACCATCTGGTTGCTTTGTCATGAATTCAACCTCTATTTTTGGCGGTCGATTACAAAGCTTACGGATTGCATCTTCTAATTTCATTGGTTGGTCCGAGTCACCCTCTCTCGTGTCTTCTTTAACATCATATAAGATGTTCATTGCATCGCAACATTCTACTCTATACTTTATTTTACCTCCTGTATAATTTACTTCCAAATCTGCCACAAAACAATAAATCCAAGGATTTTTGTCTAAACCCAATGTCCCAGGACCACCGTAACAATCAGTATACGACCAACCAAATTTGAATTTTACTGAATACTTTGGCTCTGTAGCCTCTACAGCACATTTAACCAAACCATCCAACAACCTACTCATAATACCTCCTTGTATGTCCAAAATTTCAAAATTAGCCTTATATCCATCTGTAAAGCCATATTCAAAACTCATTATGCATGCGTCATGATCCACCTCTTGACAAGACTTATTACCTACGGTTACAGTAAAATCTCCTCCTGTAAATACAGCAATTACTACTGGAACTGCTACTTCAGCATTCAAAACTCCTGGTCCTTCTCCAGGGGCATTTACTGGCGGACAATTATAATCCCACATACATCCTGCTAAACAATTAGACACTATGTTACCTCAATAAATAGAATTTGGAATTCGTATAGTTTTACCAGCTTTGAAATCATAAATATCTTTAATTTTATTTACCTCAAGTATTTTCCACCAAAAATCAACGGTTCCATAAGCTTGTTGTGAAACCAAATCAGGACGATATTCTGTCCCAGGAGTTATAGTGGCAAATTTGTCATTAGGTGACTCTTCAAACTCTGGACGCTTATATGTTGTAAGAGTTATATAGGTAATTTCTCCTGCAGTATAATAAATTACTTGATTATCAGCATATCTGCTTACACGAGGTACAAAATCTTCTGGAGACCTATCGGAAACTAATGCTATTTTATTTGCCATGTTATTTACCAAAAAATAAAATTTGAGATTGTCCTGGAAGTTCTGTGCTTTTATAAACAACATCCCAACTTGTTTCCACATCTAACTTAAACGGACAATAATTTGATTCATCCCATGAAACATCAGTAGGAAATTTTACAGAACAACTTTTTAATATTACACAAACTTCGCCGCTAGACAATAATTCTCCACACCTAATACGACAAACTGGCGGCGGTTGAAATGCCACCCCACCAGCAGCACGAGGATAGAGAGCACTTTGTAATGCTCTTAGTTTAATTAAATTAAAACTAACATCACTTGGTTTTGATACTACTAAATGAATTGTCATACTAATTGAGCGATTATCCGATGATTGATAAGTTTTCATCGGAGACGCACGACCAATAACTGCTTCATCATTATAGGTAGCACTTTTTTGGTCTGATATATCTGGCAAAACATCCAAATACAACTTTGATTCTGGAAGGGCTGATCCTGGAATATAAATATAACAATCTCTTAATTCTATTAAAGGACCACCTGGTATTGTGGCTTTAGGCATGTTCTATTTTCTCCTTTCTATTATTAAGCCAGACCAGAATTTATAAACTGCCGATTAGCAGTGTCCCAAGGCTTTCCATATTTCCATTGTCCATATTGTGGCGAATGTTTTGGTCGTTGATGTGTTGTAGTACCAGCAATCATTCCAGAAGTTTCTCCTACTAATCCTCCACCCCTTGGTGTCATTAAACCAACTAATTCTTTAATATCTTCTTTCATTTCAGTGAGTAAATCTACTTGTTTATTGGTTGCTTCGGCAATAGCGCTCAATTCAGGACTTGTGCCTTTTCGTTCTTTTCCAGCTTCGGTACTTGTTCTTTCCCTTAAAATTGAATCATGTATGTCTTGAAGAGCCTTTGGTGTCGCTGATCCTGTAGCAGTACCGCCAGCAGCAGTTGCTGATGCCGCAACGCTTCCGCCCATTCCACCCATTCCGCTCATTCCACCCATTCCGCCCATTCCGCCCATTCCGCCCATTCCGCCAAGAGGCTTTATAGTAACTAATTCTGGACCTGCTTCACCAACTAAGAAAGAACCACCACTAGCAAATCCTTTAGGTATAGTAACTCCTCTTTTTCTCAAAGCATTTTTAAATTTTTCATAATTACCAGGAATCTCAGAATGAAATGCGGCTTCATCATATAATTTACTTAATGTAGAGTCTGCGTGTACATTAATATTTTTACTTTCTCTTGCTATTTTCTTAAGTTCTCTTAATTTTAAACCTATTGAAAGTTTACTTGGGTCTGATTTTTTCTTAGATTCAATAGATGCCGATGTGTTGGCAACATTAGATTCATTTATTCCCCAATTTTTTTGTATTTTTGCGTTTAATTCCGCTTGTCCTTGCGCGTATGCCGCTATAGATTGAGACGCCATTTCAGGGTTTTGTTGATTAAATTGCGCCCATATTCCTCCTGGTTTTGTAGACCCTCCTCTATATTGATATTGTCCAACTTTTTCAATATTCCAATTAGAACTAGTTGTGTCTCTAACTGTAGGCACAGAAAGTTTGCCACCACCTGTGCCACCACCTGTGCCACCACCTATGCCACCACCTGTGCCACCACCTGTGCCACCACCTGTGCCACTTGCAGCAATTGCTGCATGTAATGTTTCTATTCCTCCTGCACCGCCAATACCACCTGCACCGCCAATACCACCTGCTCCTCCTGCCCCGCCTGGTCCGTCCGCTCCACCTGCTGCGGTAATAGCAGACAGTTTTTTTGACCCACCAGGAAGTTTACTAAGTGTTTGTCCTGCTTTTTCAGCATGTTTATCAACGTCAGAATTTATCCAATCCCAAATTGACCCAATAACGGTTTTAGTTACTTCCGATCCTTCTCTTACACTTTGATCAACTTGCTTACTAGATTTTTGAGCATTTTTTTCCGTTTGCTTACTTAATTTCGTTACACCATCTTCATATAAATTATCCACAACTTTTTTGTGTTTAGTTTCGCTTACAGCGGTAGTTTTAGCAACTTCTCTTTCTGCTTTGCTTGCTTCTTCTCCTAAGAACAAATTTTTGGCCATATTAACAAAACCACCGGAAATCTTTTTCCCAAAAGAAGCCACAGATTTTAAAACAGGACCAGATCGATCAAACAACATTTTACCCATCAGTCCAACTGGACCTAATCCTTTTTCTGTTTTGCCTTTTTCTTTTTCCATTCCTCGTTTCGCCACTGCTTCGGCAACTTTTGTATCTGCAGTTGTTGGATTGCTGCTGGTTGAATATACAATTCCCCTTTCGGTCACTGTTGCTCCTCCGTCAATTGAAACAGTACCTCCCAATGTGGCACTGTTTTTTGTTAAGTTAGTTGGGGTAGCTGTATTAAGGGTTGCTAAAACAGGGGTGCTAAAGGTTTTTTCTTCTCCGTAGTTTACACCTGCATTACTTATGGCATAAGCTCTGATGTAATAGGTGGTACTTGCTGAAAAACCTGAAACTGATTTACTAAATGACCCTTTGCCGCTTCCTATTTGTACTTTTGTATCAGAAGTTGTTGGATTCGTTGAAGTTGAATAGACAATTCCCTTTTCAGTAACGGTTGCTCCACCATCATCGGTAATATTACCCCCCAGCGTTGCGCTGGTGCAGGTTACATTTGTTGGGGTACTAGTTGTTACGGTTGCCGGTAACGGACATGCCGGTGTGGTAAAAGAAATCTGGTTTCCATAAGATGTTCCGGCACTGTTAATGGCATAGGCCCTCACATAAAATGTAGTTGTTTCCTCTAAACCGGTAACAGACTGATTAAATGAACCTTCACCATTGCCCATAGTAACTTTCGTATCTGATGTGGTTGGATTGGCAGCTTTTGCATAAACAATTCCGCGCTGGGTAATATTTGCACCTCCGGTGTTTGAAATATTGCCGCCCAGAGTAGCGCTGTTGCAGGATAAATCAGTTTGTATCGCTGTGGTTAATGAGGCAGTAAAAACCGGTGTAGCCTGCGCTGTAACAGTGTTGCTAATGTTATCGCCCGCACAGGCGTACAAACGGTA